GAAATTGATGATTTAATCCAATTCCTTATAAAAAATGATGTTGAAAAAAGTTTCGAATTTAATGGTAATACATATAAGTTAGGAACGATTAGTGTAGAAGTAATTACTATGGAAGATGTTTATAATGAAGTAAATAAGATGATTCCATAATAAGAAAAGGAAATATTTAATGTTCTAGAGACCAACCATATATATATTTATAAGAAGAGACCTACCACTCCCTCAACAGGTAGTACAGTCCGCCCATGCAGTTGTGGAGATGATGAAAAGGTCGTCATATGACGGCCCTCATCCATATATAATTGTATTTGGAGTTAAGACTGAGGAAAAACTTTTAAAGGCCCTTGACTGGACACGTAGTGCCGGGTATACTACATATGAGTTCAATGAGCCTGATAGAGGCGGGGAGTTAACAGCGTTCGCCACTGATGTTGTTGAGAGAAGTGATGTTTTTAAAAGATTCCAACTATTAAAGTGAGGAATAAATATATTTTTGGTGTATAAGATATATACCGCGCCAGCTTGCATGGGATATGTACAAATCTCTCATAAGGATTTGGAATGGGTTCGATTCCCATAGTTGGTACTTAGCGGGCAGTTTGCCCGCCCATTTGACAAAATTTTTGGGGGCCTTGACAAGCGGCTCACCCCTGGTATAATGAAGGGTACAAAGACGCCATCAGCAAACCTTATTCAACTAATGAAAAGGTTTAACGGTCATGAGTGTGAAGCACAATATTGACTAGAATAATGTGGTATATAGTTAGTAGATTATGTGGAAGGCGTCTGTAAAGTATTGAGAGGAACGTCCATATCAATACATTCCACATACCAAAAAGTATATACAACACATTATTTGAGGGATGTTTTAGAACGGAAAATTCCGTTGGCTAAGATGTATGGTTCAAATCCGTACCATCCCACTACCAATCGACTACCTCAGCAATTTAATTCGAAAATTTTGGTTTTTCAACTTTGTGTAGTCTGTGGATTTTTAAGGAGAGTAGGATATGAATAAGTTTTTGGCTGCATCGCAATCTAACAACACTACAACTTTCAACGGAGCACTATCTCATTCCACAAGTGGAAGTAAAGTGCTTGATTATTTTTCCAAGTGCGGTATGCATAGGGGAAGAAAGCAAGAAGATGTAAATGCTGACGTAGCAAGTATTTATGGGGAAAACCCACTATTAGCTATGAAGGTAATCTTCTATAACCGGATGGTATCTCGGCGAGCTAAGGGTATTAATAAAGATTCCGTAACTGTGGATGTTCAGAAGGGACAAGGACAGAAGGATGAATTTATTAAGACGTTGGTGTGGTTAGAAAATAATCATCCTGACACCCTATACAAAAACCTATCCCTAATTCCAATTGTTGGATGCTGGAAGGATTTGTGGTACGACAGTTCGGCAACTGGATTCTCCCACTACGTAAAACCTGAAAAGGTATATGAGTTGGTAAGACTTGGTTTGCAATCTGAGAACCATAGAGCACTTATTGCCAAGTACCTACCAAAAATCCGTAGTTCCAAGAACACTTTCAATGACCGCCATCGTCGTAAGAATGCATGGGCTAAAGGTTTATGTAAATTCTTGGGCTGGACTGAGCAGGAGTATAGAAAGTTTAAGTCCTCACCTGAAAACAACGCCCACGTATGGCAGAGATTGATGAGTTCTAAGGATTGGAATTCTATTAATTTTAATACGGTATCTGGTCGAGCCCTAACTGCCCTTATTGGACATAGAGGTAAGGATGGAAAGACTACTGTTGAAAGACATGGTCTTGAACCAAAATACCTTGAATGGATTAAGAGCAAGCCAATTGCAAAATTCACTGGATATCCGTATGAACTTTACATGAAGGCGAAGAGCCCAAAACGTACTTTAGTTGAGAAGATGACATACGATGCTCAGTTTGAAGGTCTTTTGGAATTGGCGAAGGATAACGTAAATCCAGAGCTTTTAAAGAAGGGCGTACTATGTGCCCTGGATACATCAGGAAGTATGGGTAGTTTTGGCTACTACGGAGGTAGTGGTACAAAAATGACATGTCAACCGATTGATGTATGTGTTGGGTTGGGGATTTACTTCTCATCATTAATACAGGGTTCTTTTAAGGACCATGTGGTAATGTTCGATGAATCATCTAGAATGATTAAGTTAACTGGGTCTTTCACTGAAAAGTGTGACCAAGTTGCGAAGCAACCAACTGCCTGGGGTGGAACAAACTTCCAAAGTGTAATTGATGAAATTGTTAGAGTTCGGAAGGCAAATCCCTCAATTCCAGTTGAGGATTTCCCAAGTGTCCTTCTAGTAGTTTCGGATATGCAATTCAATCCGGTAGGTGGAAATACTTCCACAAACTATGACTTAGCAACGCGTAAGCTAGCTAGCGTCGGCCTTCCAAAGATGACGTTCATCTGGTGGAATGTTAACAGTTATGGAAGGGATGTTCCTTCAAAAATGGATGATGAGGGAACGGTGTTAATTTCTGGTATGGATGGAACCGTTGTTGGAAGAATCCTGGAAGGTGAAAGCCAACCAATCGTGGATGAAAAAACCGGCGAAACCCGTAAGATGAATCCACAAGAGATGTTAGAACATGCAGTTAATCAGGAAATCCTGAATTTAATTGATGTTTAAGGAATAAGGAGGGGAATATTCCCCACGCGTAATTAGTGTAACTGGGAACACAGCGGGCAAAAGTAGTGGCGGCAGTTGTCGCCCTCAGCAAAACACACTTTAAATCCAACCTGCAATTTAAGGTTCGAATCCTTAGTTACGCGCTTAGAAATTTAACAGGCCACTCGTATAGTGGTAGTACAGTTGGCTTTGACCCAATTGGCGGATGTTCGATTCGTCCGTGGCCTACATAGTTTTTGAATTTTATATGTTTCCTTATTTTCTGGAGTCTTTATGTCACTTATTGAGAAAATTTCCGCACTAGAAAAAGAAATGAATGCAGTGCTGAATAATGGTAGGAAAGAAGTTCATGCAGAACTTTTTAAGTTAATTGATGAGAGTGTTTTCAAAAAATTTCCAGATGTTGAAAGTGTCGGATGGACACAATATACCCCATATTTTAATGATGGTGAGCCATGTTATTTTGGGGTAAATTCTGACCCATATTCCATATACGTTAATGATGAGTATGGATATGATTTAGATGATGAGGAATTGGCAAAACACGAAGATGTTAGAGAATACGTATCTGATATAATTGATAAGCTATCTCCTCGTATTCTTGAGACCATTTACGATGAAGGGCTAGTTATTATTAAGAGAGATGGTTCTTTTGAGGTTGAGGATTACGACCATGAGTGAAGAAAAAAAAGATATTTCAGTTCCATCCCTAATTGCTGAGATTGATAGATTAGAGGATGCAAGGAATCGGATTTTAAGTAATCATGGCGCCGACCTCCATAATGAAATATTCCAGATGTTGGACAAGGGAATATTCCAGGAATATCCGTTTGTTGATAATGTAGGATGGCCTCAATATACACCATACTTTAATGATGGCGACCCATGTAATTTTAGTGCTAATCTGGACGAGTACCATATTAGAGTAAATGGAATGACTGCCGATGATGGTGCTGGTACTGATTTAGATGACTTTGTAGAAGAAACAGGATGTCCAAATCTTAAAGTTTTAGATGAGATTACAGAAAAAGCTTCCAAAATACTCTATAGTATCTCCGAGACCATACTTGAAAGTGTGTATGGAGAAGGACTTATAGTGATTAGAAGAGATGGAAGCTACAGAGTTAAAGATTATAGACACGACTAGTTGTCTAGCCATTAAAACGGCGTATAATATAAGTGTGGAAGATTTAATGAATCTTCCTATAGGTCATTGGTATAGTGGTATTATGTTGGTCTCCAAAATCAAAGACCGGGGTTCGATTCCTCGATGACCTGCCTTGACTACTCCAGCAAAATTTTTATTTTTTCATATCAGAAAAGCAAAATAATGTAGTCAGATTTTTGGAATATAGGAATATGTTCCTCCACGCGAGTAAGATGTTACGGTAGCATGTCTGCCTTCCAAGCAGAACGACGGGTTTCAATTACCCGTACTCGCACTGGTAGTTTACTACCCATATGCGGATAAGATGTTACGGTAGCATGAGACCTTGCCAAGGTTTACGCGCCAGTTCAACTCTGGCTATCCGCACTATGTCTACGTTATCTAAAGTCTCAGGGTGGGACGGAAGTCTGCAAAACTTCTGGTTATAGGTTCGACTCCTGGCGTAGACTCCTAGAATGGAAAATGTATCCATTCTTTTTTTTGTATATGAAATATATATGGAGACTGAAAGATGATTAACTGGGATAAGATTGTTAAGAATGTTGGAAGTACTGAATTGGAAAAATTTGTTAAGGGAGGGACTTACCGCCAAATTAGTGGGGCCGCCGCCTTTACTAACGGTGCCGGAGAAGTACGTAAGTTGCTTCGCACTAATGGAACCAGAAAGGCTAAGACATTAGCCCGTAAGGCTTTAAGTAGAAGAAATATGATTTAAGGAAGCTGATTAAAACCTATGAATGACAGTATGATTCACAGATACTTCACTAAATGGTTCCTGGAGAAATTTTGCCGAGAACCAAACCTTGAAATTGATATGGACAATAAGCTATATCTATCTTTTTTAGCAGGTGTTTCAGTTGTAAAAACTGAGGAATTTTATGGACACTAAATTAATTGTTTGGTCAAAAGACCGAGCCTGCCAACTCCATCTATTATTGGAAAGTTTGGAAACGCTTAGTCTATCTAAAAACGACCAACTTGATATTGAGGTAATATATAGAGCGTCGAATGAATCATTCAACGACGCCTATCGAAAAGTAAACAGTATTTTTGGAAAGGTTATATTCACTAAGGAAGAAGCCTTCCATAAGGACACGGTCGCCGCTCTTAATACCGACCATCAAAACATCGCCTTCTCTACGGACGACACTGTTTGCTTCAAGACATTCTCTTTGGATGGACTATCTTTAAATGAGGGCGATGTCTTTTCTTTACGGCTTGGACTTAATACAATAGTTCAAGACCCATATAGAGGACTTGTCCAAACTCCACTAAATAGATATAGTAGGGGAATATTAGATGGAATTCCGACAATATCTTGGAATCCACTGGACTATCATCCATCATCTAACTATGGGTATCCAGGTGGGCTAGACCTACATATATTTAATAGGAAAAAAATACAGGGTATATTGGGCGGCCGAACATTCAAAAACACGAATGAGTTAGAGGCGATTTTAGTGGGCGCCCGCTTACACTTTTCTTCTATTAAATCTTTTAAGGAATCCGTGGCTGTTAATATTCCCTGCAATAATATGTCTGGAATAACGCGGAGCGGAGAAACTTTTGGATACTCTATAGAGTATCTTAATTCATTGTATCTGGATGGTTTTAAGATAGACCTCCTAAAAGTTATGGAGGAACATTTCGTTGGTTGTCATCAAGAGGTAAAATTTAGTATGGTGCGGGAAAATGGGTAGAACATATAGGGGCTTATCCAAGAAAGATAAAGAGAGACTGAAGAATGGACGCCTACAAAGACATAAACGGGAAGTACATGACGATGAGTGGGAACAAACTCCCCGTAATAGGCGAGAGGATAGAAGTGGAAAGGCCGACATGGATACAGACTCATTTGATGATGAGTATTATCGTGGCTATGAGAAGCGACGACGCCCAAACTAAATGTGGGTGTGTGTTGACAACCGCCGACCATACAATTCTTTCAACTGGCTTTAATGGTTTTATTAGGGGTGCGAATCCTACCCTTCTTCCAAATGTTAGGCCGGAAAAATACCCATTTATGATTCACGGTGAAATGAATGCACTTTTGAATTGTGCTAGGATGGGAAAGTCTACAATTAATGGAATTGCCTATATTAGTGGACAGCCCTGTGTTCACTGTACACAGTCATTAATCCAAGCTGGGATTAAGTATATATATTATACAAATTGGTCTACACCTAAAATGGTAGAAGACGAAATGGAAACGAGAAATATTCTTAGATTTTTAAATTTAATATCTATGAATTTTATAGATGTAGAAGAGATTTTTAACTTTTTTAAAATTCTACATCCTATGTTGTAAAAATAGTTATACTTGAATAAAAATATTAAGCAACGTGATTTAAATTTTACGGGCCACGAAGGCCCTTTATTCATTTATGACGGTGAACATGTTTCACCCATAGGAGATAGAAATGAAAGTATATTCGTATGATGAGGTACTAGAAGCCTCCACTGAATATTTCAATGGCGATGATTTAGCAGCGAAAGTATTTGTTGATAAATATGCATTAAGAGATAGTAAAAATAATATATACGAGTTGACTCCCGATGATATGCATAGACGTTTAGCGCGGGAATTTGCAAGAATAGAAAAAGGAAAATTTAAAAAACCATATTCTGAAGAATTTATATATTCTCTATTTAAGGATTTTAAGTATATAATTCCGCAGGGTTCTCCAATGTTTGGAATTGGTAATAATTTTCAAATAGTAAGTTTATCAAATTGTTACGTGTTGGATGTACCAGATGATTCATACAATAGTATCTTAGATATAGATAAGCAATTAGTTAATATTTCAAAACGTCGCGGTGGTGTTGGGATAGATTTATCTAAACTTCGTCCTGAAGGCACAGTAACTAATAATGCTTCCAGAACATCAACTGGTATTGTAAGTTGGATGCGTCGATACTCAAACAGTATTAGGGAAGTTGGACAGGCTGGTAGACGCGGAGCACTTATGCTCACATTAAGTGTCCATCATCCAGATATACTTAAATTTGCTACGATTAAGAATGATGATACTGAAGTTACCGGAGCGAATATATCAATTCGTTTATCTAAGGAATTTTTAGATGCTCTGGAAAAAGATGAGAAATACGAATTAAGATGGCCATGTGATGACCATTCTTCGCCAAAAGTAAGTAAAATGGTTTCTGCAAAAGAGGTTTGGAATACAATTATTAAGTCTGCATGGTTAAGAGCAGAACCCGGTCTTATGATGTGGGATAATATCATGGCTGGACCAGCAGATTGTTATGATAGATATAGAAGTGTATCAGCCAACCCTTGCGGGGAGATTACCATGTGTAGTCTGGATTCATGTAGACTATTATGTTTAAATCTTCTATCTTATGTGGATAATCCATTCACAGAGTTTGCCTCATTCAACTTCGGGAAATTTGTATATCATTCATATATTGCTCAAAGATTAATGGATGATATGGTAGATTTGGAAGCAGAGAAGATTCTATCAATCTTAGAAAAAATTGATAATGACCCCGAGTCTCCAGAAACAAAGCGCTCCGAACGCGAGATGTGGGAACGTATATTAAAAACAAATAATGAAGGTAGGAGAACTGGTACCGGCATCACCGCATTTGGTGATATGTTAGCCGCGCTTAATATTCCATACGCTTCGGAGGAAGCGATAGAATTTGTTGATGAAGTTTATATGGCTCTTAAACATGGATGTTACGCATCATCAGTTGATATGGCTGAAGAATTGGGACACTTTATTGGATGGAATAATGAGTTAGAAAAGGACTGTCTCTTTTTAAAGAGACTTGATATGGAAGATATTGATTTGCGTAAGTATATTGGACTTACTGACTTACCTTCTTATACTGAAGTAATTAAATATTTTCCTACAGGTACAGAAATTCTTAATAAGATGAAGAGGGTAGGACGACGTAATGTTGCATTATTAACTACCGCTCCAACAGGCACAGTTTCAATCCTCACTCAAACCACTTCAGGTATAGAGCCTCTATTTAGATTAGAGCCCTATATTAGGAGAAAAAAGATAAATTCAAATGATGGAAATACTAGAGTTGACTTTGTCGATAAACTTGGTGATAAATGGCAAGAATTCCAGGTATATCACCCAACAGTATTGAAATGGATGAAAGTGTCTGGTAAAACAGATTTAAAAGAGTCTCCTTGGTACGGTTGTACGTCCAACGATATTAATTGGGTGAATAGGGTACGACTGCAAGCCGCCGCTCAAAAGCATGTTTGCCATGCAATTAGTTCAACAATAAATCTACCAAATTCTGTAACTGAAGAAGAAGTATCCAAAATATATATTGCGGCTTTCAAGAGCGGTTGTAAAGGTATGACCATCTACCGTGATGGATGTAGGAGTGGAGTTTTAGTTGAGAAAACTGAACCAGTAAAGAAAAATATTTCCGAACGTCCTAAAGAATTACCATGTGATGTTCACCACGTAACAGTTGGCGGTATTCAGTATTTAGTGTTAGTTGGACTAAATGAGGGCGTTCCGTACGAAGTGTTTGCATGTAGGAATGGAATTCTGGATAAGTCTATTAAGACTGGTACAATTATTAAAAGACGAAATAACTTCTATAAAGCTGTATTTGATAATGAGTTAGAACTATCGCCAATAACAGCTTCCATGTCAGAAATGGAGGAAATCATTAGTAGATTGACGAGTGCTCTCCTTCGTTCCGGCAGTGATATGCATTTGGTAGTGAAACAACTTGAGAAGGTTGGTGAGACTAAAGAAATACATAGCTTTGCCAGGGGAATTGCTAGAGTGCTGAAGAAGTATATTCCTGATGGAACCGCTGTTGATGATGAGAAATGTCCTGAATGCTCTGGAAAATTAGTTAGACAGGAAGGTTGCAAAACTTGTCAATCATGCTCTTGGAGCAAGTGCTCATAATTTTTTGGATATGAGAATATAGTTTATTATGGCGGGGTAAATTCCCCGCCTTTTTATTTGGAGCTGTGTATGATTTATACAGATATTATTCGTTATAATATTGCAAGACGTAAAAATAAACCTGCATATTATATAACTATTAATGATAAAAATTTAGTTCCCTATCTTCTTAGAAGGGATGGACTTATTAGTCATAGCATGATGGGTAAAAGTGGCCGCCTACAATACTTCTATAGTAAACGTACTGCTATTGCCTTTTCAGAAATTTTTATGTTAGGATATACAACCTATTCCTCTAGGAATACTTATTCTATTAGATTAAATAATGATTCTGTTTCTATAGAAATAATATGTAGAAATACGCAATTTACTATTAAATCAAATATATTTAGATATCCATCTAATAGTACTCTCCTTAAAGGATATCGTGAGGCGTTTTATTCTGGTCTTAATTATGAGGAATTAATTAAAGAATATAGAGACGCATACATTAAAACATATCAGAAATTTTACGAAATTGGAAAAACGGGAAAAATTATTTTGGATATAGATGACCTATCTCCATTCTACTCTTAATAGGAAAAAAAATATGAAAAACACAAGAAGAATCGCTCTGCCGCAAAATACTCAAACTGTTACATTCGTACTCGACTTTAGCGGCTCAATGGATATTCTGGCCGAAAAACTTAACACTTCATTCCGGAATGAAATTGAGGCACTACGGAAAAATTCCGCATCCCATAATATTCCAACGCGTGTATCCGTATATGTGTTTGGTAGCGGCGTCCAATGTATGGTTAAGAACGCAGATATTAGCTCAAAGGTTTTAGATAAAATCACATATTCAAACATGGGTATGACCGCCCTATATGATTCAATTGGGACGGCTATTGATGAATACGTGCCGCCAGTTGGCTCTAACGACGCCCACCTTATATTAGTTTTGACTGATGGTGAAGAAAACGTGTCTAAGAAGTATAAGAGCTGTATTGGCCGAACCATTATGGACGCGGTTAAGAAGGGTACGGTCACGGTTACAGTAAGATGCCCTGCAAGTATTAGGAATACATTAATCGCCGCCGGAATTTCCGCCGATAATTTGGCGGTGTGGGATGGAACGGCGAAACAGCTTCAGGAAGTTGAAGAAAAGACTTCTGGCGGAATTTCAACGTATTATAAGTCGAGAAGTTTGGGTAAGACCGCCGTGTCTAACTTCTACTCGCCAAACACATCTTTTTCTCCTACTACTCTAAAGAGGACCGTTGAAGATGTGACGCATAAATTCGTACAATGTGCAATTCCAAATAGTTGGGATGGTCGCCAGATTAGAGACTTTGTTGAGCAAGACCTTGGAAAGTCATACGTAAAGGGTAATGCCTTTTACGAACTTTCTAAGAAAGAAACAGTTCAAGCTCAAAAGTCCATAGCAATTAGGGAAGTATCTACTGGTAAAATTTATAGTGATGATGATGCGAGGGACTTACTAGGACTTCCAAGTGGAGTTGAAATAAAGGTTATTCCATCCTCATATACTGGTAAGTATGACATCTTTATTCAGTCAACATCTGTAAACAGAAAGTTGGTTGGCGGAACAAAACTCTTGTATAAGGTTGTTTAACTTTGGAAGGATATAATTCATATGTCATCATTATTTATTATGAGGGGACTTCCTGGTAGCGGGAAGTCCTTTCTTGCTCAGAAGTTACGGGAATTGAATGAGCAATTTACGAATATTTGTTCAACTGATAACTATTTTATGGTTGATGGTAAATATCTATTTGATAGAACTAAACTTGGTCATTATCATAAGTTGAATCAAGAAAATACATCCTTCCATTTAAAGGATAATATTTCAGTTATTGTCGATAACACGAATATTACATGGAAAGAAATAAAGACATACGTTGATATTGGAGTAGAACATAAATCCTCTATCTATATTGTAGAGGCGGCCACGCCGTGGGCTAAAAATCCCGAGGAATGTTTTAAGAGGAATTCACATGGAGTTCCATTAGAAGCTATTACAAGAACGTATAATAACTTCGCAAGTAAGGAATTAGTATTGGAGAATATGAAGGGAAATATATACTTTCAAGGATACCTTACAATAGGAGTAGATGAATAATGGAAAATGAACCTAAACCAGAATTAGTGAAGTGTTGGAGAGTTACAATCAAACTTGAATATGATGAATTTGATAATTTGGATAAAACAAGAGCATGTCATAACATGCCAGAACAAATAGTTTTGGATAGGTCATACTTTGATGGGAAACCATTGGATATTCCGCATATTTCATGGCACCGAGAAAAAGATAGTCTTTATATTGTTGGAATGTCCTATGATACTGTTTATGGATTTTCCGTAGGTTTTATGGACGCGTTATTTGCGGATAAATTCTATTCATTAGAAAATAAGAAATTAGGAATGTTTGAGAGGAATTAATGCATACCATATCAAGCGATTATAACTCTACTCTATGGAGTAGATGACTCTATCCTAAACAGTGAATGTCTGTATTCTGAGACTATAAAAAGAGACATTCCAGATAGTGTATATAAAACTTTTGTTTGGGATAATGATAGATTAGTAGTATGTCATAATGCTACTAAAGATGAGATTATTGTTATGTCGGAATCTAAGGGTGTTGTAGATGGATTTATGTGTAGATTTTATAGTGGTATACGCGCTGAAACACTTTATAGTCTTAATAGGAAGATACAATTCCTACATATGATGAAGGAAGATGAAAATAAAATACAAGATGGAGAACATAATGGACTTTAATGAATATCAAAAATGGACAGATTCTACTGCGATTTATCCAAAAGATAAAGGGTTAGAATATACTACATTGGGACTCGCTGGCGAATCAGGCGAGTTATGTAATAAGGTAAAAAAAATACTACGCGGCGACTATACGATGACATCTTCATTAAGAAATGAATTAAAAGATGAACTTGGAGATGTGTGCTACTATTTAGCTAGAATAGCAACTGAACTAGAATTGTCTTTAGAAGACGTTTTTCTAAGAAACGTAGAAAAACTAAATAATAGAAAGCAGAATAATACATTACGTGGTAATGGAGATAATCGTTAGGAAACAAATATAATGAATAATTTATTTCATATTGACGTATATAGATATTCCGACGTAATCAAATTTGTTCAAATTCTTGAAAAAACTAGTGGAACTTTAGTGAGTATTGTTAGATATACTAGTGCTGGTAATGACTTTTATAATGGTTATAGTATAACATATTTTAATTCTGAGGAAATTGATATGGAGGTACTTTGTTAAGATGAAAATAGGTCTAGATATAGGTGGAGTAATATCTAAATATCCTGAAGTTTTTTGGGATATTATGCAAAGGTTTAGATTCCCAATGCATAGAAGTTGTGATGGGGATTGGGGTGATGAGATAAAAAATATTTTTATTATTACAGACCAACATCCAAAAGATTCAGTTATTCATATATTAAGAAATAATGGATTTATCTATGACGGTGTTAGTGATTTAAACTTTGTAACCGTATTACCAGAGAATGTATATTGTGCTGATTATGAAAAATACGGTAATATGGCAAAGGCTATTCTAATAAAAGAACTTGGAATAGATATATTCATTGATGATTTTGATGGGTATTTACAATGGGATTCATCTCTTGGTCCACAACCACTATTATTAAAAGTAATGCCCGATGTATATAAACCCTATTGGGCCGATAGCTGGAAATGTAATGACAGCGATTTTGGAAGGAGAAAGTATGTTAACTAGACGAGACTTTGGAATTGGGGTAGCTGCGGCGACCCTTAGTACTATTGGATGTGAAACTCCTGCACAAAATGTTAAAAACATAACCAAATACCTCCATGTCAGCGAAGTTGGATGGTTCCATTTTGGATTTGATAGGGAAAAAAATGGTCTAGAACTATGTAAAATTCCTGGGATTAATCCGTATAGTCCTTACTATTCGTACGGTTACTATTTTAGTAATGGTCATATATATGATATATGTGCTATACCTGAATATATGGAAGAAAGAATATCTGCTACTCATATAATTCGTATCATTGGCTCCAAATATCTAGAAAAGGTTTTATTTTCTACAAATGAAGACCTTTCAAGACCATCTAAAATATCAAAACCTATTCCGTTTAATACGAGATTTCCAAATTTTAATAATGACATTCGTAAGGATGGATATATTCAATATAGGACTATTTCATAAAGGTAAAACATGTTAAACCGCCGAGATTTTGGGCTGGGGGTAGCTGCCGCTACACTTGGCATTACTGGATGTGAGGCTACTTTACAACCAAATAAAATAACATCCATCACGAAGTATCTTTATCCAAATGAAGTTAAATGGAATTACTTCATGTTTAAAAGAGAGGGTAAATTTTCCAGAATATATAATATGCCTGGAATTAATCCATACAGTAAGTATACTGTACAGGGCTGCTATTATAGCAATAGTAAAATATATTTTATACACGCAATTAGTCCAAACTACCCTATATCTTATCAAAATAAAATAAAAATACTCAATCTAAAATATTTAGAGGATGTTGAATTTTATACATCTGAAGATTTAAGTATTCCAGTAGCTCTTGAAGAAAGAATCCCATGGAAAGTACGATTTCCGAATGACGTTAATGAAAAATATTATATGGCATCCATTGAATGGGGTATTATAACATGAAATACCGACAGGTAAAAGTACGAAAAATAACTAGTAATGGTGAACATACTCAAGTAACATACATTCCAGAAATGTACGCCGTTGTAGGAAGAATACTCCAATTAAAGGAAAATGATATTTGGGAAGATGGTTGGGAAGTTGTGTCCGTACATGGAACATCGGAAGACGATGATAGTCTTCCAGACTACCGGAAAGCTATTAGAAATCATAGAAAAAATACTGGCGATAGCCTACCAAAGTAATGTACGCAATCCTACTTTTATTATCTGCGTCCATCTCTGATGGAAAAGTAGTAGATAAATATTATCCAGAGTTCTATATTGATGGATATATTGAGTTCAATACTCATATTGATAATGGTATAGAACAAATTATAATCCACCAATGGATTCCAAGCTTAAATAAACATAGAGTAATTGCCTGGATGACTAATCCTATAATTCTATTAATAGAGAAAAAAGAAGGGTGTTATAAACTTATTATTAGTCGGCACCCAACATATAGACAGACAACTTACTATGTCCGCTCTTTTGTAGAAACATGGACTAATTACGACCCAGAACTAATTCAGCGGGATGAGTTCCCCATTACTGAACGCGGAAAACTTTATAGATTCAAAAGACTTGACTTTCCAAAAGGATTAACAAATGATTACCGGAATATTGATAAGTATGATAAGCTGTTTGGGAGCGGACGTTGAAGTAAAGAACGCGGGCCAATACCAGTATTATCAATACCATGTGGAAGCAGATAGAGTTCATATTGAGCATCTATCTAGAAATTTACAGAATGTCCGCCGAATAATTCCTATGTTCGGCGCCCACGAATTCAGGCATACGGATGCTATAGACATTCATGTGTCATCGTCGGAGCGTATACAGACCACTGATATTCTTTCCCTATTAAGGGCGGGAACCCCCGCCCTAGCAGAGTTAGACGATGGGAAAAGGATTGTTATTTATGCCGCTCCAAAATCAAACTCTCTAAATATAAAATATGAAGAGGGGCACGCTATACTATTCCTTGATTGTAGAAACTTTACGCCTATGAGAGTAACATTAAAGCCATTGGAATTTGGTACGGTATGTTATGCTGATGTGTATTGGTCCCAGTATTATGGAAAGTACGTCGCTAAGATTTTTCGCACTGATATGCAAAAACTACGACATCTATTCCAAGTGGTCGTAGATAGTAATAATGGACAAACCTTTGTTTTTGGGAATTACGTAAATAAATATGAACATCTTTTACCTTGATGAGTGTCCAATTAAAGCAGCACAGGCCATGTGTAATCGTCATGTGGTGAAGATGGTATTAGAAAGTGGACAATTATTATGCTCCGCTCACTACTATTATCCAAATAAAAATAAGGAATACGTTCACAATCTATATTCTTTAACCCACAAAAACCATCCGTGTTCTATCTGGGTTAGAACATCTATTCAACATTATAATTGGCTGATGGAACATGCTAAAGCACTATGTGATGAATATACCTTCCGTTATGAAAAAGAACATTTAACTGAGCAAATACTACGTTTATTAGAGACGTATCAGCCAACTATTCCGGATGCGGGGTGGAGTGACCCACCAAAATGTATGTCAATTGCCTACCATAGAAGTACAGTAGTTAACTCATATAGAGCCTACTATAGACTTGATAAAATGAAAAATATTGATTGTCGATGGAAGAAAAGGGAGAAACCAGAATGGGTGTAGTTACTTTACCAACTTTGTATAAGCTTTCAAGTACTGGAAAGGTTCAAGAATGGTCTATTTGTTATGGGCCAGACGTTGTAGGGGCCAGATATACAATTAAGCATGGACAGGTCGGCGGAAAAATTCAAAGCACAACAACTACTATTGAATATGGAAAAAATGTTGGCAAGTCTAATGAGACTTCCGCCCTTCAACAGGCTGGCCTAGAAGCGAATTCGCTTTGGAAGAAGCAACGTGATAGAAAGGGTTACACAGAAAATATTCCTCAAGAGAAGCCTTTTCGTCCAATGCTCGCCCAGAAATTCAGTGAACACGCCGATAAAATAAAGTTTCCCGCCCTAATCCAAAGGAAATTTGATGGATGTGTTGAATATAATACAGTCCTTATAACTAAGGAATATGGTCCAATGAAAATTGGAGATATAGTATCTAACAAAATTAAATGCCATGTTTTATCTAAAAGTAAGGCAGGTAAAAAGGAATTCAAAAAAGTAGTACATCATTTTCTAAATAAGGAGAATAATGAATCTACAAAGTGGTTTAAGATAACCACTGACTCAGGCGCCGAGTTAATAGTAACTGGAAATCATCCAGTCTGGTTGCCAGAATTAAAGGTTTATCGTAGAGTTGATGAGTTAAAAGGTGATGAAATAATTGATTTTAACAGGTAGACCATCAATTTTACGTAGAAATAGAGAAGAGCATATTAAGTCATTTGGATTTGACCTAATAATAGTTTGGGAATATATGTTTACATCAAATAGACAAAAGTGTGAGGAATTTATACTCAATGAAATCAAAAATATTGAAAATAGAAGAACTAAATGAGTCTTACGATAGATTTAATATTGAGGTAGAAGATAATAATAATTATTATGCAAATGGAATATTAGTACATAACTGTCGATGTATTGCCTACTATGATGTTAATAGGAAAAAAGTAGTGTATATGTCCCGGCAGGGCAAAGAGTTCGCTACCCTGGAACATCTTACACCAATCCTAACTCCAATTCTGGAAAAGGGTTATATACTTGACGGCGAGCTATACAACCATGCGTTTAAAGCAAACTTCCAAAAGCTGGTGTCGTTAATTCGGCGGGACAAGCCAGTTCCCGATTCATCATTAATACAGTATCATGTGTATGATATGATAGATGAGAGCGGATTTGCGGATAGATATACCACACTTCTTTCTCTATTAAATGGAACAGCACCATTAGTACAAGTTGTTGATACACTTCCATTGCTGTCTAGACAAGAAGTTAGTATATTTCACGAATCATTTGTAAATGATGGTTATGAGGGGTGTATAATAAGAAATAGAGAGGGTGGTTATGAGATTGATAAAAGGTCTTATAATCTTCAGAAATACAAAGAATTTATGGATGAGGAATTTGAGCTGATTGGTGCAGAAGAAAATAAGGGTAAACAAGCTGGACAATGCTCATTAATTTGTAAGACTAAGGATGGTAAGGACTTTGCTGTTAAACCTAAAGGTTCTGATGAATTCCGCTCCCAAATCTGGGATGATTTTTGTGATGGCGTACTTGTTCCAGGTGATAAGGTATCTGTCCGATTTTTTGGTTATACTAATGATGGTATTCCTCGCCATCCAATTGCTTTAGCTATTAGGGATTATGAATAGAGGGAAAAGTATTCATATATCCAAAATTTGAAAGGTTTATATGGGAAAGTATGATGTACTTATTTTGAATAATGCTTACGAGCCACATGATGTATGGCCGTGGAAAAAGGCCGTATATAAAATGTTTAAGGGCGGGGAAGTAAATACAGTTCACGCCATAAATGGAGATATTCTGAAACATGATATGTTGCTTCGCGATGGTAAAGGTAATAAATATGAGTTACCTGCTGTATTAGTTCTTACAAAAATTCCACCCCAAAAACATAAAATTGCCCCATACTCAAAGTCAAACGTATACGCGAGAGATTTAGGTATATGTCAATACTGTGGAAAGAAAGTGAAGCATAATCAGAAAACTATTGACCATATTATCCCTCAATCTAGATGGGTAGATGGTAAATATCCATATAAATGCGATAGTTTTGAGAATACTGTCCTCTCTTGTATAAGATGTAATCAATTGAAAGCTGATAGGACGCCAAAAGAAGCAGGAATGAAACTAATAAGAGAACCTAAGAAAATCACTCAAGCTAAAGCATATTATAATAAACTTGCTTTACGTGAGCATATTCCACCACAATGGAGAAATTTCATCGTATGAGTAACAAGAAAAAGGCCCAGAATCCAAAGTATGTTCAAATCCAAAAGGAGTTTAAACCACGTACAATAAATCAAAATACATATGTTCGGTCAATGATTGAAAATGATGTTACTTTTTGTACTGGGGTAGCTGGAACAGGTAAGACAAGTTGTTCAGTTGGCCTTGGATGTTCATGGTTAGCAGAAGGTAAAATTACAAGGATAGTAATAACTAGACCTATCGTTGAAACCTCAAAGAAGGGATTAGGTTTTCTTCCTGGGAATCTCTTGGAGAAAGTACATCCATACTTAATCCCAATCCTCGATGAAATGAATATATACTTCCATCAATTTGATGTTGAGAATATGTTAAGTAAAGGTATTGTTGATGTGGTCCCCCTTGAATATATGAGGGGTCGTAACTTCCACGATACCTTTATGATTTTGGACGAAGCACAAAATGCAAGTTATGACCAACTTAAGATGTTTCTAACCCGTATTGGAAAGAATACTAAAGCTGTTATAAATGGCGACGTCCGACAAAGCGACCTACACTTGGATGTAAATCCACTTTCCATATGTATGGATAAGTTAGAGGGAGTTGAGGGCGTTGGAATTGTTAGACTTGGACCTGAAGATATTCAACGTAGTGGAATTATTTCTAGAATTTTAGCACGTTTGGACTAGGTTGAGGTATTCCAAAATGGCGTAATGGAAAATATAATGAATGATTGTAATGATAATAAAACTCCTGTCCAGATTGGTAGGAGTTTTTTTGTAACTTTAGTGTCTAATGAGGAAAATCCGATAAAAATCACACAAAGATGGAAAACTTTAGTAAAAAACTTCTCAGATGGAGATATAGTCTCTATAGAGATAGTTGAAAGCCATCTAAATGAGTATTGGCAAAGAGCATGTTTATTTAAAGTGGAGATAATTAATGAGAGTGATATTAGCACGTAAATCATAATTCCATTTAAAAGGAGTAATATATGAAATCTGGAATTTATAAAATAACGTGTTTAAAAAATAAAAAAATCTATATTGGTAGTTCAAACGATTGTATACAGCGTTATAGTAAACATATTTGGGCGCTCAAAAATAATAAACATCATAATAAATATCTTCAATCTGCCTTCTTAAAATACGGAGAAGAAAACTTTGAGTTTGAGATTATAGAAAGTGTAGAAGAAAATTCTCTCTTAGAAAGAGAACAATTTTATTTAGACTTCTATAAGCCCTATGATAGAACAATAGGATATAACATTTGTGATAAAGCTGAAAATGGTAAATCAAAGTGTTTTGATGATTCTAAAGACTATATTATAGTATCTCCAAATGGACAAAAATTTATTATTAATAATTTAGCTAGATTTTGTAGAAATAATAATATTTCTGAGAGTGGACTACGAAGTGTAGCATTACATAGACTATATCAATCGCGCGGCTGGCATTGTAGATATGCAAATGAATCAGTTGAAGAATGGCATTCTAAATTAAAAAGAAGACGTAAGTCTGGTATATGTGAAGAGTTTTTCACATGGATATTTACCATGAAAGATGGCAGCAAATTAGAATTTATAAGCTTAATAGAAGCTGCGAAATTTTTTAAGATTCCATATAATAGAACAGCATCATTTCATGCTTTTATGACAGGAAGACTTAAAAACTTAAAATACGTTCCTAATATTCTCAAAATAGAAAGAAATTTTAAAAAAGATGAAGACTATCTTAAGTGGAAGTAGAGAAATAACAGACCCATCTATAATTGAGAGAGCTATAAAAGCCTCCTCCTTCAACATAACTGAACTTGTTGAGGGTGGAGCTAGAGGCGCAGATAAGCTTGGAAAGGAATGGGCATTGAAGAATGGAGTACCTGTAACAACCTTTCCAGCTAATTGGAAAGATATTACGCGAGAGGGTGCCGTTGTAAAGTCTCGTAAAAACGAGTGGTCTGGTAAAATGGAAAAATATGATGCGGCGGCCGGTACATTTAGAAATGAACAAATGGCTAGCTATGCAGATGCACTAATTGCAATCCAAACAAATGGTAAAACTCCAGGTACTCAAAATATGATTTCCCTGGCGAAAAAATACAATCTCCAAATCTTTATTTATGAAGGAGAGGATTCTGACTATGAGTACATTTTGGGCAAGGATTAAAAGTAAGATAATTTTATTTCGGGATAATACTTTTTATGTACGATTTCCATGGATTGAATATCTTCACGAGGTATATATTAAGGGGCGGAAACGTTCCTACTATTCCAAACATAGGAAGAGATGGATGTATGAGAGTGGAGATGGTACAGTAATTAGAACAATTCCAATACAACGTCTTACTGAAAAAGAAAAAACTGCCGCATATAAAGAGTTCCAAGAAGGTGGGTGTATATGTACCCATCAACTTTTTATAAATAAAAACAAGAGTGTTTTGGAGTCATCTGATGATTAATAGGTATTATACGTGTGATAATTGCGGCCACCAACTTATGGTCCGTCAAGAACTCCATGATGAGAAAAGACTTAAAAAGTGTCCACAATGCAAAAAGCATAAATTGTACCAAGACCTAACTGGGCAACACGCATATATATATGGCACCCCAACAACTGTAATACAACAAGCTGATAGAAACGTCGCTAAATCTGGAAAATATGAGATTGAGGATAAAAGACGAGCAGCAAAGGTTAGTCACGATGCTCCAAGACTAGAGAGACTGAAGAAGGCTGGCCTAATTAAGGAAAGTGCTGAGGAACTTCCACCTCCTAAAAATCCATGGTATAACCCTGAGGGAAAGAACCTTTCAAAGGAACTTGCTCCAGTCTTAGAATCAAAAAAGAAAATCAAAAAGTACATTAAGGATGGAACAATAGAATGACCGATTTAATTGCTACAGTAGACCTTACAACTAAAGAAAGTCTTGGTTATAAGATTATTAAAGAGGACCACATTAGATGTGGAAACTGTAATAAAAAGCTATTGAATATTATTAAGGTAAAAGACTCGCCAGTAAAAAACTATTTAATAGTGGTATGTCCTTACTGTAGTGACAAATCCTTCAAGTATTTAGTAGAAGGAAAAATGTATGTTGGGGCGGCTGACAAACTCGTAATAAGTAAATCGGATACAGACTGTCCTGTTGAAAATACATTCGTATCTGTAATCTCTATGGAGAAAGAAAAAATATGAATATAACTACAAATATAGGAATTGATGGGAAGGAACTATCTGAAGATAGTAAGGAAAAAATTCTAGCAAAAAGCGTATATAGCGAAGAGTCACAGACGTATACATATTACGTATTATGTTCCGGCGGCACACTGTATAATCCATACACGGCTGGACTATTTTACGACCGCCCACATATGAGGTGGAAGCTATTAAAAGTTTCTGACAGTATATATGAATTATATTTGGGATTCTTAAAAAGTAGAAAAGGGGCGACTCTTCGTCAGGCAGAAAGATTAATATAAGGTATAAATATATGGCACAACAAAAGTTAAGTATAGCAGAAGAATTTTACGTACGAAATAATCCAGACGAATTAGATGCTATAGCTCTGGCAAAACGACTAAATAAACCCGCGAAGATAATTCAAAAAGTTTTAGATGATGAGAATGGAAAAAAGGTTGCCGCTGCTCAAGCTGAAAAAGATAAAAAGCGGGGCGACACAATGTTTAGAAATGCTCTAAAGAGAAAGACTGACGGTAAGGGTAATAAGGGGCCAGTCGTTATGACGCAAACTGCCTCTGAAATTGCCGACGCAACTAAGAAAAAGAAATCAAACGATTCTCCATCCCACGTATATAAACCTTATTCAGAATAATAGTGCCCTAATGAGTAATATACCTTTATCATTTCAAAATGACGACTGGATTACTGAATATAGAGAGGGTAATCCAATTTGGATAGCTACATTGTCTGATGGACAAAATGTATATCGCGACGATGGTAGATGGGAAAATGAGGAAGTTTCTGCTTGGAAAAGACTGCAAGATTACTGTATAATAAAAAGTCTATTTATCGAAAAATTTCGATTTGGTTTTCGCTCTAATATGTTTAATCTTTCTGATAATGCAGATGGTTATTTTTTTAGGCAGGGTGTTCGTGCGTACTATCCAACACCCCAATATAGTTTTTGGAGATTAGGTGTAGTTAAGGATAATAAAATCCACACTATTAAGTGGAGAATTCCTGAATTTATTCCATCGGAAACAGAAATACTCAATATTAATAAAAATGAGGAATCTATAATTTGGAAAACACTTTTAAGAGCCTATTTGGCGCAGAGTCAGACATAAATATTGCTCAATATATAGCGGAACTAGTGGTAGCTAGGCAGGCAAAATGGAGGAAAGTTTCTCTACCAGACCGATTTTGGAAAGACCCATCATTTATTCAGTGGGCAAAAACTTTTAGAATCCAGAAAATGAGGGTTGAAGCACTCAAGAAAGCTGGGTATGACTACCATGTAGTGCTTCGTGCTCTCAACTCTACTCAGGGACAATATATAGCATCCCTTCATAACAAGAAGTTGGACTATCTCTTAGAGGAAGAACAACGTAAAGTAGACGCAGAGAAAACTGTAATTGAAGAAAATGCGGCAAAACCTTTGGAAATATCAGGTACAGAACAGGCACCTGTAGTCTTTACTAAAAAGAACGATAAATTTTCAAAGTTGAGGGATTAATGCCAAGTCAAAAAGAGGTCGCAGATAAAGTAGTAAAAGAGTTACTAAAGAAGTATGAGGGAAATCCTCCTATTTATGACTCTACAAAGTTAATAGAAAAAGAAAGATGTGTTGTGCCGGTCAGTCCATGCGTCGACTTAAATATCGGCGGTGGAATATTGGAGGGTACATTTACTATTTTAAGCGGGCCGCCCAAGGCTGGAAAAACAGTCTCCGCTCTACAAATAGCAAGTAATGCTCAAAAACTATATGGGAAGTACGTATATTATTTCTCTATTGAGGGCCGTATAAAACCTCGCGACCTCTTAGGCGTAAAAGATTTTAACCTCGACCTTTGTAAGATAGTTCAAAGTGAAAAGGGTAACATTCTTACGGCAGAAGACTATCTAAATCACGCCGTCCATATAATTAAGTCACACCCAGGATGTGTTGTTATTTTAGACAGTGCTTCCGCCCTTTGTTCTGCCAATGAATTCTCAAAAGAAATTACGGCGACTGGTAGAGCAGACGGCCCAAAACTATTAGCATCCTTTTGCCGACAGATGGGTGGCGTCGTTCCTGCTAATGATGTTATCGTAATTATTATCCAGCATCTTATCGCTAATACGTCTGGCTATGGGCAACCGTATATTGAAGACGGCGGCCAAAAAATAAAATATCAGTTCGATACAAAACTTCGCTGTAGGACCGCGAAGAAGTGGCTTGAGTCCGACGACAAACAAATCGGAAATATACTTACATGGGAAGTAATGGGTTCACCACTATCTCAACCCGGTGCTATCTTCGATTCCTATTTAAGATTCGGGCACGGACTTGACGAGGAAATGGAATTAGCAACAGTTGGTATAGAGCTAGGCTTAATAAGTAAGGCGGGTGCATGGTATACATTAGACTTTATGCTTCAAAATGAACAACTAATGACCCATCTTTTTCCTCTATTAACCGATTCAGAAAAGAAGAGAAAAGCCATTACATTTCAAGGTCAAGAAAAAACTAAGAATTTTCTTTCCGAAAATGAAAAGGTTAAGAAATATCTCTTTGAGCGAATTAAGGAATTATCATAAGTGGAAGTATTAGGATTAAATAACAAGGTTTATAAGTGGAATCCCGTGAACACAGCGCGGGATTTTTCGTCTTGCTCCTCATATCATGTAAGGGCGAGGAAAGTAATTAAAGAAGTATATCCATTCGATATAATCTTGGAAGAGGTTGACCTACCAGGAACTAATGTAAATTCTTCCTCTCAGCTTCGGGCAGATTTCTTCATCCCAAAAAGAAAGTTAATGTTTGAGGTGCATGGCGAACAACATTATGAATATAATAGTTTGTTCCATTCTTCTGACGCCGACCTTAAAAAGGGGCAAGCTAAAGATAAAAACAAACGTAGATGGTGTGAGTTAAATAAGATAACTTATATCGAACTTCCGTACAATGAGGATGACGAACAATGGCAAAAAAGAATGCCCTAGTAGATGCTCTTAAAGAATATGCTAAATTAAAGGGCGATACAGATTTATTAAACATTATTGAGCTTTCCGAACCTAAAAAGGTTAATAGAAAAAAAAAGAGTGTAAAAAAGAAGCCACCGCCGAAAAAATCTCCTAAGAAGAAAGCTGTCCCGTCCAAAAAGGACGATGACTCTGACCATATTTTTCGCGCTAATAAAAAGCCTGTCCAAAAACGACAGAAAACAGACGAGAATGGTAATGTTGTTGGGACTTTTACTCGTAGTGAACCAATCTGTTTAAAACAGAAGTTTTTTGATGATGGAAAAACAGATAAAAAAGACCCGATAAATAAGAAATTAAAGAAGCTTACGAAAGTTTCTAAAAGAACACGGCCGCCGGGCCTTGTTAAAATCCAGTGTAGTGGCACATGCGGGCGAACATTAGAGGTATCTCGCCAGTTACTACGCGATGGTGAATATACGTGTGACAAATGTATTTTGAAGAAGGGTGGATATGCTAGCTGATATAGGAACAGAAAGAGCGGTACTATCAGGTATTGCAAGGTTTGGCAAGACAGGACTGATGGAAGTTGATGACATTGTGAATGTAAATACGTTCACTGATTCAAGTAATCAAATCCTCTTTAAGTGCTTAAAGGACGCGGCGTATAAAAACCCGCAGATTGACATTCAATCTCTGATTACATCGAGCAGAGAACTAAACGTATACGATGTTGTCGCGAAGTCAAAGAAGGATTTAGAATTCATAAACTCACTATTTCTTTTTCCTATTAACTTTGAGAATATTAGGGGATATGGAAAACGACTGGCAAAATTAGAGTTTGCAAGGACAGCCCAAATAAAGCATAAAGAAGCCTATGATGCACTAGCTAATCTTAAAGGCTCGGAATCTATTGATGAGATTATTGGAATTTCGGAGAAACCAGTTTTCGACCTACTTTTAAATTCTGATGGAAAATCAGATGAGCCTACTCTTATTGCTGATGGTATGGATGAGTATGTCCAATTCATTCTTAATAATCAAATTGATAATGTAGGTATTCCTACTCCATGGCCTATTTATAATGCGGCGATTGGTGGTGGTTTTAGAGTTGGTGGTGTTAACATGATTGGGGCACGGCCTAAATGTGGGAAAAGCACTCTAGCTAAAGAACTAATAATGCACGTTACGAATAAACTAAATATTCCAGTTCTATATATTGACACAGAAATGGAACAAAGAGACACATTTATTCGGACGTTAGCGTCTTCTGCTCGTATCCCAATCAATGTAATTGAGACAGGAAAGTTTAGTAAGTCTGACCTATTAAAGGGTATGTTCCTAAATGCATATGAGGAACTAAAAGCAAATAAACTATTCTTCTACAAGAATGTTCCTGGTAAAAAATTCGAGCAAATAATGTCGATTATCCGACGATGGATTGTTAAGTATGTTGGGGTTGGAAACCCGTGTCTTATAGTTTATGACTACTTTAAACTTATGGATAAGAGTGACCTATCATCTCTTAAAGAGTATGAGGCCCTTGGATACCAAATATCAGATTTTACAAACTTCGCAAAAGAATTTAACTTTTCAACTCTTGCTTTCGTTCAGTTAAATAGACAGGAAGAAATAAGTCAGTCTGATAGACTTCGCTGGCTATGTCATAGCTTCGTATCATTTATTGAGAAAACATCTGAGATGATTGGTGAGGATGGCGGCATTCAAAACGGTAATAGAAGAATGTATGTTCATGATGCTAGATTTGGTCCTAAATTACAGCCCGGTCAACATATAAATTTTCAAGTGAATAGAGAAATCTCCCAAATATCAGAAATTGGATTAAAGGGTGCGGCCGATGATAACGAAGGGAGCAACGAAATCGTATGATTTGGAGGAGATATCGAATAGATTAGCGGAACGTGCTCCTGAATTAATTGAGGAGCTTGGAATTTCTTCTAAATATCTTGACATGCCCGACCACTTATCTATGGCATGTCCAATCCACGATGGCGATAATCCTCAAGGATTTTCTATATTAAAACGCGGGGTTGGTAATTGGAAGTGTTTTACTCATGGTTGCCATGAAAAATGGGGGACTCCGAAAGGCGCGTCCCTTATTTCACTTATTCAGGCATATCGGAATATTCCATTTGCAAATGCAGTTGAATGGGCGGCCAAATTTACAGGCGTCGGCCCCTCAACAATGGAGCAGTTGGACTCATTTGATGAGAAGGGCAAATTCATCCAGGTGTGTAAAACCCTTACTCCAAAAACAGAAAAGCAAAAAACAATTCTCACACCAGAATATCTTCGCCGTCAAATAGAAATTCCAGCCCTCTATTTCCAAAAACGCGGCTTTTCTAAAGATGTCCTAAAATCTTATGACGTAGGAACTTGCATAGACAGTTCTAAGCCATACTTTAACCGTGTTATTGTTCCTCTATACGATGATGACGGTAAATCTATTATTGGATGTACTGGTCGCTCAATCTATGATAAGTGTGGAAAATGTAATTATTTTCACAATCCTTCAACGCACTGTCCAATCACAAATATGGAAATTCTTAATGGTAGTAAATGGAGAAATACATCCTCCTCAATAGAGGACTATCTATATAATTTTTGGACGCTCCGTGGAAAACCTCTGGACACTATTATTCTTGTTGAGGGTGCTCCTGACGTTTGGAAGTTAGTACAATGCGGAATATATAATTGTGTTGCCCTTTTAGGGACTAAATTTACGGCTGGACAATCGCAGAAATTGCAGAGTTCTGGAATATTGAATTTAGTAATTGCTACGGACAATGATGATGCTGGCAATGATGCGAGAGAAAGAATTAGAAATGAATGCAAGAGAATGTTCAATATAATTGATATTATTCCTTCTAAGAAGGATTTTGGTGAAATGGAAGATTTAGAAGTTAAGAAAGTATTCAAAGATATAGGAATTTAGATATATGACACAAATACTAGCGTTTGCTGGGACTAAACAATCTGGTAAAACAAGTGGAGCACATTTTGTATCTGCATATGTAATATCCCAGATAGGGAGAATGCATAAAGATGAACCAATGTTTAGGTCATTCTCTCAGAATGAAAAGGGTAAAATAGTTATCCCCCTCGATAATGGAAATGATAGTGGAGTTTTTGACTTTTCAAGAAAAGATAAAGATTTTGCTGGATATGCATCAGAATATATCTGGCCATATATTAAAGTATATTCATTTGCCAATCCATTGAAGGAATTGTGTGTTGACCTATTTAACATTCCATATGACCAAATTTATGGAAGTGATGCCCAAAAAAATCTTCCAACCCAATATAAGTGGGAAGATGTTCCGTATAATACTGGAAAGACAGGCTTTATGAGTGGGCGAGATTTTATGCAAGAAATTGGGACCGGACTATTCCGTTCATTATATGATACTATTTGGATTGATAAACTATTGAATAGTATTGAGAGTGATGGCTCTGATATTGCGGTAATTGACGATTGTAGATTTTTGAATGAAGTGAATGTCCTGAAGAATCATAATTCTCTCATCATTAAACTAGATAGAGATGTTGGAAAAGATAAACATAAAAGTGAGAATGAAATTCGAAATGCTGACAAGTCAAATTTTGACTTAGTGATTGGGAAAGACGTTTCCCTAGAAGAAAAAAACCAGGAAATTCTAAACTTCTTATATGAAAAGAAGTGGTTCACATCTCATATACCTTTGGAGGTTTAATGGAAGTTTCATATATCCGAAGTTCGAGCTATAATAACTGGGACTTCTGTGCCGCCCAGTACTTTATGACGTACGTTTTGGGGATTACTAAGCCAGCTCCAAAATCCGCTGATAAAGGAACAGTAGTCCATAAAGTCATGGAATGTCTTGCCCTACTAAACCAATCATATAAAAAATTCGGCAAGTATGAGATTGTTGATGATAATATTGGGACGTTATCATTTTCCGAATCTGATTGGAATAAAACGACTAAACTTTCAGTGCTGGATGTTGCTAACATTAATAGTAGTAGGTCTAATCCATACACATATAAGTCAAAGTGTAATGTGGAATATGGGATGGTAAGGACTGGTGTAGATATCATAGAACATATCTTCAATCTATCCTATAACTACTATAGTAGTAGAAGTCCAGTAAAATGGAATAATACAGATAGAATTGACTGTCTGAACTGGACATGGATTCCCCTTGAATATAAGGGTGGAATATTAGACCCACGCAAGTTGAATATATTGGAAGCTGAACAACATTTTGACTTTGATTTAGGACCATTTAGTATTAAGGGGACTATTGACTTATTAACGAAGCCGAGCGATGATTCTATTGAGATAGTAGATTGGAAGGGACTACCATTAGATACAAAAATTCCAACAGTTAATGGTTGGTCAACAATGGGGGAATTAGAAGAGGGAGATATTATCTTTGATAAAGATGGTAACCAAACTAGAGTTATTGGTAAGTCACAGGTTAAACACAAAGAATGTTATAGGATAACATTTGATGATAATAGTCAAGTTATTTGTGATGACGAACATCTATGGTTACTGAATAATTCATCTACAGTAAAAGTAACTGATTTAAAATACAATGATAAAATAGATATAACTAAACCAGTATCTTATGAGTATAAAGAACTACCAATAGACCCATATGTTCTTGGAGTATGGCTCGGAGATGGCCGCTCCAGAAACGGAGAAATTAGTAATAATGACTCATTCATTTTTAATGAAATTAGACGTAGAGGATATAAAGTTGGTCCAAATATTGCATCTCCATCATCAAAAACGCCCTGTGAACAAAGAACTATCTTTGGATTAAGAGGTAAATTAAGAAAATTAGGATTATTGAATAATAAACATATTCCTTCTATTTATTTAGAAGCCTCTATCTCACAAAGATTAGACCTATTAAGAGGATTGATGGATTCAGATGGAAATGTTAATATCTGTAGAAAACAAGCAGTATTTACATCTTGTAATAAGATATTATCTGATAATGTTAAAAAACTTCTTTTATCACTTGGACAACGTCCAAATCAAGCCTTAGTAAAACGGTTTTTATTTAATAAGGATATTTTAGTATATCCGATTAGTTTTAGACCAATTGATATAAATCCTTTTCTACTTCCTAGAAAATCAGAAAAAATTGGTAATTGGGGTAGTGGCCAATCCTCATATAGAGTTATTAAGAAAATAGAAAAGTTGCCTAATAAAACGTACACCCAATGTATTATGGTTGATAGTCCGTCTCATACATATCTGTGTACTGAGAACTATATTCCAACTCATAATACGGGTCAGAGAAAAAATTGGGCTACTGGACAACGAAAAGACTTCAAAGCTCTATCAAAAGACTTCCAATTAATGTTGTATGCATATGCAACACGCAAACTATATCCAAACATTCCAAATATAAGTGTTACTATCTTTTTTATTCGGGATGGTGGGCCATTCACAGTCCACTTTGATGACGAGAAGATTGAATCGGTATACAATCTCCTCCTTAAACGTTACGAGGAAATAAGTGCATGCGAACTTCCTCCTATGTGTGACCCAACACAACAAGACGTAAAGTGTCAGAAGTTTTGTGAGTTCTATCAAATGAAGGGTGAAAATGGAGATAATTTTTGCAAGTTTATTCATGAAGAAATAAAAACCCATGGTATTGAACATGTTACGGAAAAATATAAGAATAAAAGCCATTCAACCGCAAAGTATAAAGCTCCTGGAGAGTAATCATGTATGTTCCTGTTAGAAATCATACCCATTTTTCTATCTTGGCTTCATCAGCCAAGCCAGAATTAATAGGAAAAGAATGTAGTAAGTATGGATACAAAGCCGCCGTAATATCCGACTATAGTAATTTGAGTGGCTCCATCGCCTTCAATAAGGCTATGAAAAAAGTTGGAATTAAGCCGATATTCGGCGTTAGGTTTCTAACTACTGGCATGAGATATGTTTCCTTAATTGCTCGTAATCTGGCGGGCTGGAAACAACTTATAAAGTTAGTCTCTTATTCTAATAATAAGAATAATATAATTGGATATAAGCCGACCCTTACAACCGATGAGGTAATCGAGGCATGTAAGGAGCGGAATCTCATACTTAGTTTCGGGGCGACTGACTCCTCTATAAATGAGGATATAATTAAGGAATTTATATCATCTGTCGATAACGACCTCTTGTTTGGCGAGATAGATAATCCGCGTTCTAATACGGCCGCCTATATACGGGGGCTCCCAATACGAACATTGGCGGCCCCTCCAAGTTTTTACGCATCTAAATCAGACGCTATAGAACATAGAGTTCTTCTTGCATCTAATGCAAAATCAACAATTGAAAAAATAAATAAAGAACGCGGAAGAGGCGCTCAGTCTTGGATGGATATATTCTTCGCTGAAGATACATTTCACGTTCCAAGTATTGCCGATTTAGAGGGTCGAGGATATACGAGGGACGAAATTGAGAATACTGGAATTATTGACACATTATGCGATTCCTTCGATATCACTAATAGACCATCACTACCAAAGTTTGACTGTCCAAATGGTCTGTCAGAAGCAGATTATCTTCGACAGTTATGTCGGGATGGATGGAAGAAAAGACGTCTATCATCTTGGGATGAAAAAACTTACGTTGATAGAATTCAAAACGAATTAAAAGTTATTGGGGAAGCGTCCCTTGAAGGATACTTCCTTATTGTTCGAGATTTTATCCAATATGCTAGAAGTATGGGATGGATGACGGGGCCAGGAAGAGGATGTTTTCTACCGGATACTAGGGTTAAAATGTCAAATGGGACATATACCCCAATTTCATTAATAAATACTGGTGATGAGATTATAGATGCATATGGGCAGCAACAAAAAGTTATAGATACTCTTGAGTATGATATATCTGAAGAAATTATTGAACTAGAATTTGAAAATGGAAAAATCATTAGATGTACTAAGGACCACTTATTCTTAACAAAAAATAGGGGGTGGGTGGAAGCCCAAAATTTAACTGAAGACGATGATATTTCGGAAGTTTGAAATAGAGCCCCGACCTACACCAAAAGGTGCATATTATATCAGGAGGGCCCTATTATGAAAAAAGAAATTACAATTCTAGAATTAGAATCAAGAGACTATAACTGTAAGAATATTACAAACTATAAATTACATGGAATTTGTAGTATGTGTAATATTAGTTTTACTTATTATTCCGTAAAGCATTTCCTAAGAAATAGGAAAAATAAGGTAGATAAAAAAGATAAATGCCGCTGGTGTTTCAAAATCATGAGATGATGAACGTAAAAAGAAAGCTGCGGAACATCTAAAAAATAGATGGAAAAACGATGAGGACTTTGCTAAAAAGGCTATGTCAAATATAAGCTGGACGCAAAATAAAAACGAATACTATCGTGTTATGATGCGTAAGGCAATACATTCTGGAGGAAATCGTGGTATATATTATGGTGTTTATCAAATAATATAAATATTATCAGATTTAATTTAGAGCCAATAGAATACTTAGATGAGTACTCAAAGAGTAGAGTGTATATGCCAGATTTTATAATAGATAATAATACTATTGTAGAAATCAAAGGTTTGGGTATGTATTACCAAAAAAATGTTGAACGAATACCATTAAAGTTTAACGCATTAAAAAAGTGGTGTAAGGATAATTCTTTCTCGTGCGTAATGCTGTTAAGTTCGGATGATATATTAAAAACAAATTATAAAAAGGCTAGGAAATTACATCGTGAAATTAAAGAGGAAAACAATAATTAACTATACTGGTAAAGTTAATGACTTAACAGTTGAAAATAGTCATACTTACAATGTAGAAAATTTAGCGGTACATAACTCAGCAGATGGCTCATTAGCATCATATCTCCTTGAAATTACCAGTATTGACCCAATTCCGTACGACTTACTATTTGAGAGATTCTATAATGCTGGTAGAAATACTAAGGATAAGATAAGTTATCCAGATATTGATGTTGACGTTCCAGTTCATAAGAGAAAATTAATTATTGATTATATCAGGAATAAATATGGTGAAGATAGGGTTTGTCATATTGCTACTTTCGGCTCCCTTCAAGGTAAGGGCGCAATTAAGGAAGTTTTACGCGTTCATAATGTGTGCGAAGCAAAAGAAATCGACCACATAACAGCCAATATTCCACCCGAATTCCAAATCATGGATGCTATGGAAGAAAGTGGTGAAGAAAGTGTTTTACGTTGGACGCTTGAAAATGAGCCGCAAAACTTAAGCGACTGGGTCTTCTTAAATGAAGATGGTACTTTAGGTGGTCAATACGCGGAGTATTTTCAACAGGCTATTAATTTGGAAGGCGTGTATAAAAGTAGAGGTAAGCATCCATCCGGAATTATCATTAGCCCAACTATTTTGGATGAAACAGTTCCAATGATGTGGGATAATAATTCTTCTGAGAAAATATCCGGGATGAATATGGGAGACCTAGAAGAACTTGGCCTTGTTAAATTTGATATCCTTGGATTACTTGCTCTAGATAAATTAATGGGCGTTAGGAATATGTTACTGAAGGGAACAATAGAATGAGACAACATGTATATGAATGCGTAGACGCTGGCATGGAACTAAGATTTAAAGACATCACAATATGTGAGCTGCGCCTTAAACAGGTGATTGACCGCAGATACCAAGTATATTCAAATAAATATTCCTTCATGTATGAAAATCTAAATGAGGCGGTGGATAAGTATTTACTACTCGTAAAAGTAGAGAAAGAATCTAATGATAAATCTTGAAACTTGTAATCTATGCCCTATTTTTTCTCTATTACCAAATGGTTGCACTCCAGTACCTCCAGTAGGCCCAAAAACTTCCTCAATAATGATAATTGGAGAAGCTCCAGGCGCGACTGAAGTTGAAGTTGGTATGCCATTTGTCGGACCATGTGGAAGATTGCTAGACCGCTTACTTTCCTCAGCAGGTATTAATAGGGAAAATGTGTATATAACAAACACTGTAAAGTGCCGCCCAACCGATGACGGCCGCAGTAACCGCCCACCAAATTCCGCAGAAATATCTACATGTACGGAAAATCATTTATTCCGCGAGATTTATTATGTGCGCCCCACATATATTTTTACACTTGGAAAAGTTCCAACATATGCATTATTGGCGGGCCCCCTTAAAAAATCCTTCAAAATGAAGGATGTGGTTGGAAAAGTATTTCCAGTCTCATTAGAAACAATAACAATCTCAGTAATTCCAAACTATCATCCGTCCTATATTATGCAATATGGGAAGGAGTTTGATAAAAAGGCTATAGAAGTATTCGTGAGGTATAATGTCAAAAGGTAAAAAGAACTTTCTATCATGTATTGATGATGGAAATAAGGGCGAAAAAATAGTCGTGGAAATAATGACTAAAAAAGGCTTTAAGTGTGAGAAAAGTGATGGAAAATTATATCATGATTTGACACTTAATGATGACTTTATTGAAGTAAAGTTTGATAAAATGTCAAAGAAAACCGGAAATATAGCTATAGAATACTGGAATTCTAAACAAGATAAACCAAGCGGAATAACTGCTACTATGGCAAAATTCTGGGCCCATATAGTCTTTGATAAGGGAACAGATAACATGAAGGTTTACATGACGGAAGTTAGTAAGCTCCGCACTTGGATTGTAAAACATGCACCATTTAAAAAAATAAAAGGGGGCGGTGATGATAATGCAGACCTCCTAATATATAAGATGGAAGATATCTTTGGAGATAAAGACCTTTTTGAGAGGATAGATGAATGAACAGAAGTGATATAATATTCTTAGACTTTGAGACTACTGGATTAAATCCATATACCTGTCAGCCTACAGAGTTAGCCGCCGTATGTATAGATGGTCGCCGCCTTACAATACGGGAGGATTCTATCTTTTCTTCTCTTATTAAGCCAGAGTTTGACGAGGGAAAATGTGCTGAACTAAATCTTACTCCATACAGTGATGATGTAGCTAAGAAAACAGGTATTACTAGGGAAATGTTAGAAGATGCACCAACTCCAGAAGTAGTTTGGGGACAATTTATCCAATACATTAAAAAATGGAATCCTTCTGGTTCTAAATGGAATGCACCAATAAAGGCTGGCTTCAATATAGAGAATTATGATGCTGTAATCATTGACAGAATGTGTGGCGGACATTTCGCACATCTGAAGAAAAACTTATCATTTCTATCTAAAACAAAAGCATTCGCGAATGTAAAAATTCCACGTATTGTTGACCCGTATGGGTTCGGTCCATGGGATGATGAGAGAATGGAAGAGACATTATTCGCACCGAGAGATGTAATTGACCTAATGCGCATAGTATGGATGTGGACAGAAAATAATCCAGATATAAATTCCATTGGTATGGATGCTATGAGAGAATATCTTGGTATATCTAAGGAGGGGGCACATAGAGCTAAAAAGGATATTTTAGATGGTGCGAAAATGTTCATTTCTTTCCAGGGCATACTAAGAAAGGTCGCTGGAAAGACCAAACTGAAAGGCACATTAAAAGATGATGTACAAATTTGATTGTGGATGTGAAATCCCAATAGTAGATAATAATATTAAAGATATTGATGGCTTGCCGAGTATTCTTATTGACTATGATAATCTTCCACACTGTCCAATAGTGTGGGAATTATTTCACGGTGGTAAGACAAAAGGCATTTTTCAATTGGAGAATAAGTTAGGGCAAGACTGGTCTAAAAAAATTAAGCCTAATGACTTAGACGAACTCTCTGCCGTTATTTCTGTTATTCGGCCTGGAACACTAAAATCAAAACTAGATGGGACATCATTAACGCAACACTTTGCGGACAGAAAAAGTGGCAAGGAAGAGGTATCTTATATCCACCCACTCCTAGAACCAATCTTGAGGAAAACACAGGGTATTCTTGTGTACCAAGAACAAGCGATGAGAATCGCAACGGACTTAGCCGGATTCAATTTACAGGAAGCCGACACCCTTCGTAAGGCTATAGGCAAAAAACTCGCCGACGTTATGACACAAGTTGAAAAAATGTTCATGGAGAAATCTAGGACATTTGGAAAAATTGATGATAATACAGCAACCCAAATATTTGGTTGGATTCGCGAGTCACAAAAATACAGTTTCAATAAGTCCCATGGCGTTGGTTATGCAGATATTGGATATAAATGTGCATATGTAAAAGCTCACTTCCCAATACATTTCTATACTTCATGGTTGTACTATGCTAAAGATAAGCAGTTTTCTCAGGAAGAAATTGAACTATTAATTGAAGATGCTCTTTCTAATGGAATTAATGTTTATCCACCAACATTTAAGTATGGATTAAGCGTAGATTCTACACATTTCTTTACGAAAAATAATGCTATACATTTTGGATTATCAGATGTTAAACAAGTTGGAGAATCTATATCTAGAAAAATTGTAGAGGCGGTTAAAGTCGCTGAATCAGATAGTGGAAAAAAGATAGGAGATTGGACTTGGTACGAATTCTTGATATTTATGGGAGACGAGATATCTTCTAGAGCTATGAATAACCTTATTGCCGTAGGAGCAATGGATTATCTATCGTCTGGAATGTCACGGGCAGCCAAGCTCTTTGAGTATAATATATATAGCCAATTGGATACTAAAGAGAAGGCGTATATAAAATACATAGGTAAGACAAATCTTAAAGATGCGATTCAAGAGATTCTAATCGACTCTAGGTTGAAAAGAACAGTTAATAGAAAAGAAAAGTTGTTGGTATTAAAAGAGTCACTCGCTGCCGCCCCGTATTCCACGAAAGACAGCCGCTACACTATTATTAAGGCCGAGCAAGAACTACTAGGCATCCCAATATCATGCGCCCGAACGGATGAATGCTCTGTATATGGAGACTCCATGTGCGTCGACCTCCAGTTTAAGAAGGGTAATACTAGTATCGCCGTAGAAATACTTAATGTGCGAGAACATATAATAAAAAGTGGAAATTCTAAGGGTAAGAAAATGGCATTCCTTAAAGTAAAAGACCAATCTGGTATTTTCGATAGTGTTGTTATATTTTCGGAAAAGTATGAAGAGTATGCGGCCTTTATATTTAAGGGAAATACCCTACTTCTGAAGGGTGTTCTTTCAGAAAAAAACGAGCAAAAATCATTCGTAGTTAATGAGGTGACCCAAATATGATAGGCCCCGTAGAACAATTCCACATTGATAATGATTTTCAGTTCAAGTTGAAAAAACTGCCGAAAGACAAGGGGTGTGTTTTAACGACCCCGAAATTTACTGTTTTTTCTTCTATTAATCAATATGATAGAACTTACATGTATAAAAATGGTATCCTATCTGTAAAGGATGGATATAAGAATAAAATATCAAAAATACGAGTGCCGAAACATGTTCTTCGTCCACTTTTATTTTTAGATATACTATTGGTTATCAGCGTGTATAATGCATCACCAAGTTTAATCATTTTATATGATGAAAATGAGATGCCAATTATATCACAAGATATTTACGAATTTATAAAAGTTGACTTGACGGTGAAGGAGGCAAATGATGAAAAAGAGTTATTTGAAGATATTGGAAGTATAATGAACCATGAGTTTAAAGAGACAGATTTACAAGAGTATAAGATTTTACAGAATTGTGTTATTAATGGAGGACTCGTTTAATGAGTATTGTATCTAGTGGTGTCGGTCGTTTTGTGAAAGACCCAGAATTGAAAACAGTTGGACAGACCGTAGTTTGTGAGTTTGCCCTCGCTGTTGATGAGAGACGTAAGATAGGTGATAAGACTGAGAATGTAGCGTCATTCTTTAACTTTCAAGCATGGGATAAGGGTGCTGAACTCTTAACTAAGTATTGCAAGAAGGGTGATATGATTTACTTCGAAGCTACACCCCGCCAAGAAAAATGGGTAGATAAGGCAACTGGTAAGAATAGGGATAAGATTGTATTCCGTTTGAATCAGTTCCGCTTTCTAAGTAAGAAGAATGATGGTGGTGGAAGTGGTGATGCTCCAGTAGCAGACGACGAAGCACCATTCTAATATAGGGAATGGATTATATTATTCAACCAATCGGTATAGTACAACTTAAATGGGGTGCTATACCTTTCTTTTTATAGGAGGATTTCAATGGGTGAACAACGTATTCTTGTATGTAGTGAATTTCATAAGTTGAGTACAGGGTATTCAACATACTACCATGAGTTACTGAAGAAGTTGCATAAACATTTTACCGTCGCTGAATATGCATGCTTTATTAAGGAGGGCGACCCAAGACTAAAAGATGTTCCATGGAAGGTATATCCAGTAATCCCCGGCGATAATAACCCCCTCCAAAAATATTATAACCATAATGGGACTCATCAATTCGGCTCTCTTTTATTTGACGAAGTCTGTATTGATTTTAGGCCGACTCATGTAATAGATATTAGGGACGTGTTCATGTTTGACCATGAGCATAGTAGTCCTGCCAGACCATATTTTAAATGGTTAATAATGCCTACTGTCGACTCATATCCACAAAATGAACAGTGGTTATCTGTAATTAATGATGCTGATTATGTATTTACATACCAGGATTGGTCCAAACAATTATTGGAAAAAAGTGGTGTTAAAGTTGGATGTGCTGCCCCGCCAGTAGCTAGCGATGTATATTATCCGTATCCAGAGGATGAAAAACGTGCCCTACAAGGCCGGTTTGGATTTAACGGAAAGACAGTACTTGGAACTGTTATGAGGAATCAGAGAAGAAAACTATTCCCAGACTTATTTAAAATGCTGTCAATTCTTCATAAAATTGGACGTAAGGATGTAGTTCTATACTGTCACACAACCTATCCAGATTTAGGCTGGGATATTCCAAAATATCTAAATGAGCATGGCGTAGCAAATAGTGTGTACTTCACATACACATGCCCGTGCGGACATATCTTTCCAACCTTATTTAATGACGCGTTAACAGTTTGCCCAAAATGTAGGAAGCCGACAGCGTCATTTCCATCTTCTAGCGATGGTATCCCAAATGAGGCGATGAATGTAATCTATAATTCATTTGACCTATACATTCAATACTCAAATTCAGAAGGGTTTGGTATGCCGCAAGTTGAGGCGGCTGCATGTGGAGTTCCAGTTGCATCAATAGATTTCTCTGCTATGTCAGATATCGTTAGGAAATTAGGTGGTATCCCCCTTGAATATCTTACCCTTTATGATGAATTAGAAACTGGATGTAAGAGAGCCGTACCAAATAATGAACTTAGTGCAAGTACGATTAGCAACTTAAAACTGTATCCAAAAATGCGGTTCGAGTCTCGTATGAACTTCGAAAAGTATTATGGGAGTTGGGGCGTTACTACGGATAAGTGGGTCGAGGCCATCTTACAAACCCCACAAAATGATAAAGTGTGGTTATCTCCTCCAAAATATCACACACCGAATAAGAACATTCCGAAGAATCTTTCAAGTGTTGACTATGCTAGATTCCTAATATTAGAAGTTTTAGGTGATTCCAAATATGTCAACTCATATATGGAGGCGCGATTAATTCGAGACTTAAATCATGGATACACAGCCACAGGCATGAATGGTATGTATTTTAATGAAATGTCAGCAACATTCACTAAACCAAACTTTAAAAAGTTTACAAGAGAAGACGCCTGGAAAGAAATGGCTAATCTTTGTGAAATTAGAAATACATGGGAGAAAAAACGTGAAAGTACTTTACGTAGCTCATTACAGAGAAAATAGCGGATGGGGAGAAGCAGCTAGGAATTATATCCTTGCTATGGATAAAGTTGGTATTGATGTGGCGTGTCGTCCTATCATATATCAAAATAATGCCAAACTTCCAGATAGAATCCTAGAGTTGGAAAGAAAATCATATTCCAAGTACGACTTCTGTATACAAAATGTTCTTCCACACCACTTTGAGTGGTCATCAGCCTTCAAAGCGTGTATAGGACAATTTGTTGTGGAATCATATGGACTGAAACATACATCTTGGCATCAACGTATTAATATGATGGACGCTATATTCTTTCCATGTCTTCCATCAAGTATGTTGGATATAAGTGAGTTGACCCCACGAACATTCATAATTCCACACGCCTTCGATACAGAAGAATTATTAAGAGATAGAGAGCCACTGGATATTCCGGAATTAAAGGGTAAATTCGTATTCTACTTTATTGGGGAGTTTAATAGAAGAAAAAATGTAGGGGCGCTCCTACGCGCTTTTCATACAACATTCTCGAATAATGAAGATGTTGCACTTGTCCTTAAAGTGAACAAGCCGGGGGTATCACCCAATGAATTAGGCTCGACCGTCAATAAGTTCTGTAATGAAATTAAGAGTAGTCTTGGCCTATATAACAATCTTAATGATTACCATAATGAGGTAATTATTCCAATGCATGTTCCTCGGGAGGATTTACTGAGGTTACATAAGACTGGTGATTGTTTTATTACTACGTCTTTTGGCGAAGCCTGCTGTATTCCAGCCCATGAAGCGTTAATTATGGGTAATAAGTTAGTTGTTCCTAATTATGGGCCGTTTGAAATGCTTCCTTTCTACGGAGATGTTAGAACTTTTCAAGTATCACTACAACCTATGGTTGCTGCGGAAAAAACATTTCCAGGCTTTGGAACCGCTAGAGAAAAATGGTGGGTGCCTAATGTCGGCGATGTAGGAGATTGTATGAGAGATTCTTACAATTTGAGCCGGGAAAAAAGACAACCGAAATGTTCATCTTATGAATCTGTTGGAAAAAATATTTTACACGCATTAGAGGAATTATCATGAACCCAATGACAGCAATTTTAGGTCGTAGTCAGCCACGCGAAAAATACAACATATTATGCGCACCAACCCATGAACGATATGAGACTGGCCTAGCAATGACAGGTCATAACTTTTACGCAGTTCGTGCTGATGGAATTAAGGACTGGAATACTACGTATGCTCCGCTCCCAAGTAATTATACACTATTGGATAAAAGTTTAGTAGCCGCCCAGCTACCAACTCATATTCACTTTGACTTTGCTCTATCGCAAAACAAGTTCGGCCAGTATCAGATATTGAAGCAATTAGCCGACAGGCTCCATATTCCTCTAATCTCTTTAGAACATACTCTCCCAATGCCAGGATGGCCGCCGGAAGTAATTCAGGACTTGAAGAGGTATAATGGGGACATTAATGTATTTATTTCTTCTTTTTCTATTAATCAATGGGGATATAATGATAGGCATCCATCCGTATGTGTCGTACATCATATGGTCGATACGGATGTATTTGTACCTGGGAATAATACTAGAACTCCCCATATCCTTTCAGTAGTTAATGATTGGGTAAATAGAGATGTATTTTGCAATTTCAAAGGATGGCAAAGAATTACTCAAGGACTACCAGTAAGAGTAGTTGGGGATACTCCAGGCTTATCAAAGCCAGCCGCCTCCGTACCAGAACTAGTAAGTGAATATGGGAATAGTCTTATATTCCTGAACACTTCAACTGTAAGTCCAATTCCAACAGCACTTTTAGAAGCTATGGCTTGCGGCTGTGCAGTTGTTAGTACTGCAACCTGTATGATTCCAGAGATTATTGAGAATGGAGTTAATGGATTTATATCTAATGATGAAGGGGAGTTAAGAAAGATTATCGTAGACCTTCTTCAAAATCCACAAAAATGTGCAGAACTTGGATATAATGCAAGACAGACAATTCAAAATTCATTTAGTAAGAGTAAATTCTTAGATTCCTGGAATAGGGTTTTTAATATCGCGGCAAATTTACCATATATAGGGGGTTAATATGAGATTACGATTAAGTGTTGGTAAAATTCCACAGAGTGGATATGTTAATATTGACCCAATTCCAAAGGATGATACTATTGGTGGACTTATAGTACGTCCACTTGATTTCAGAACTATGGAGTTTTTTGATGTTAGTAAGAAGTCAGAATGTACGGAAATATTTCTAGATGAAGTCCTGGAATATGTTGCGTCCCATCAACTTGAGGAATTCCTATCATACGTATGTAGTAAATTACGAAAATATGGTAAAATACATCTTAGAGGGTTGGATATTACTGAAGTAGTCCGTATGAGATATAATGATGAGATTACTGAACAAGAGGCAAATCAATTATTGTTTGGTAGTCAAGACAATCCTTGGGCATTTAAAAATGGATGTCACTCTATGAGAAGAGTAAGAGATATTCTTAAAAGTTTTGATATAAATATTACAAGTATAAAACTTGATAGTTGCGTATATTGTATTTCTGGGGAGAGATTATAATGGAAGATGGAAAGACAGTAGATTTTATTACGGAATGTAAGGATTGTATATTCTTTTTCCCCTATGAAATACCACATGGCGACGGCGAATGTCTTTTTCACGATAGACTACCTAAATATAAAAACCGGGGACTAATGTCAATAGACACTTACCCAGTAATAAATACTGTCTGTGCCGCAAAGCGGATTAATAGAGAAAAAGAAAGTGTGGAAGAAGAGATTGCCCGCGTCGACGCGGAATTAACCCTCCGCCCGACCCAAATCTTCCTCTGTAAAACAATGATTGAGGTTGTGAATAGAGCCTTTGAATTAAATGTATATGACCCAACTATTCCTGGGATATTTATCCTTCTTGGCTGGAATCCAGATATTAGTATGTTATTGGCGGTAAATAATTCATATAAGTTAATGGTGCCGATTGATAGATTAAACATTATGGGGGCGATTGATGACGCTGTAAAGAATGTAAAAACTACATACTATACAGTATGGGATTGTAAGGAATTTCAGGCCGCACACCTTCAACTTTTTAACAAATTAGTCAATGCCGATTTAATTGGTATCACATGCTTGCAGTCTGAACATTTATCCTTTAACGGCCTAACAGTAAATACCCTGATTCACCGCCTTTTTCATGGTAACGCAAATATGCCAATATATGAAAAAATAAAAGAGGCGGCCGCCTATCAAAATAATACGGAGGCATACTATGCGAGTTACAACACTAATAGCCCATAAGGATTACTTTGAGTATCTTCCTCACGCTATAAGGTCGGCCCTAAATCAAACATATAAAAACCGAATATGTGTTGTTGATGCATCTAACGACGATAGAAAGTTAATCGACTCTATAAAGCGTGGATTCGGCGGCCCCATAGATATGAGCGCCGAGTATGGCGATGGATACGCCCTGTATCGAGCGGCCGAACACATCTTTTTCTCTATTAAATCCGAGAATACATTCCCATCACATCTTCGTAATATAGGGATAGACCTAACTCTAAATAGCACAGATGTTTACGCTATTTTAGATGCTGATGATGAGATGCTACCAACAAAAGTCCAACGTATGGTAGAAACAATCCAAATTTCTCCTGATGAAATTGGGGTAGTTTACGCTGACCATATTACGTATAATACGGTAACTGGCGAAGAATGTATTCAATATAGAGAGCCATATAGTGCATCGCGTCTTAAAGAAGAGTGTATCGTTCACTCCAATAGTTGTGTTACGGCTGAAGCCTTAAAAGCTGTTAAGGATGAGTTTGGGTATTTTGATAATACTATGCGTACTTGTGAGGATTATGACCTTTGGATGAGAATTTCAAAGAAATTTATGATAGTTCATTTACCAGAAGTTCTATCTTTCGTAAGAGTACAACCAAGAAACAGTTCATTAACAGTTAATAATGAAGTATGGCACAGAAACTGGACTAGAGTACATGCCAAGAATAAATAATTATATAGCTAAAGTACGTCCGGAAAAAAATGAAAACACGGACATATCTATAATTTTAATATCAAGTATGAACTATAAGATGAAATCTTATGGGCCACGTGAGCTATTAAAATTAAATTGTGGTAGAACGTTTATTGACTACCAGATTCAAACGATAAGAAATGTATTCCCAACATCGGAAATAATATTATCTGTTGGTCAAGATGCAGATAAGATTGTAAGAAATAAGCCATATAAATTGAAGATAGTTGAAAATCAACTTTGGGAAACTACTAATAATGCCGAATATGCACGATTAGCGCTAAATGCTAGCGTTACCGAGAAAGTTATCCTCATAGATTCTGATGTATATTTTGATTTAGTAGCTATCCAACACTTACAAAAAATAAAATCGTCATGCTTCATATATGATGAATCTGATAGGCTCCCAGATGACGAAGTAGGTATGTTAGTTATTGATGGAAACACAACTGTATTCAGCTTTCAGCATAAAGCTAAATGGTGTCATATAGCACAATTAGTTGGTGATGACTTAGAATATTTTAAGAAGTTGTTGGCCGATAAGAATAGAAAGAAGCAATTACTTTTTGAGGTGTTTAATTCCCTAGTTGATAGGAAGCACATTCCGGCGGAAAGAACATTATCTAAGGTTATATATAGGGTGGAGACATCCAGGGATTTTGAGAAGATTAAAAATGAAACGCAGCGTATGGAATAAATTAGACTTAATGAACCAACGATTAGAGTTTTCAGTAACTCTTGAAGAATTATGGAATTTGTTTCTTAAACAAGACAAAAGATGCGCTCTTACAAATGTAGAATTAACTTTTACATCAAATTACAGAGATTATAAGAAATTACAGACAGCATCTCTAGATAGAATAAATAGTGATAAAGGTTATATTATTAATAATATTCAGTGGGTACATAAAACTATAAATATCCTAAAAAGAGACGTAGACCAAGATAAATTTATAGAAATGTGTAAACAAGTTGCGAGGAATTTTTCATGAAACATAAGATTCTAATATCTAGCGATAATTACGGCGCTCATTATTTCATACGCTTAGGATATGCCCGTGTACTAGCTGCATTAGGGCATTCAGTTGTTTTATGGGATATTTCAAAGAAATCAGTTAATGATGCATTTGATAATTTTGAACCAACAATTTTCATAGGACAAACCTACAACGTTGATAGGGTTCTATTCCAAGCGATTAAAGATAGACCACACCTAAAAGTAGTTATGAAGGCTTCCGATTGGGGAAATATTGCTATTGATTTGGGGGAATTTCCAGTATTGGTAGCTAGGGATGATGAAAAGGAAATGCTCATTAGGCTAAAAGAGCAAACAAATAAGCCAAACTATGTAGAAATTCACTATCATGAAGACTGGGTTCCAAAAACACATTCCGAATGGATTAAGAATGGAATTCCGGCCGTTTCCCAACTTTCAGGGGCAGACATCTTTGAATTCCACGGTGGAAAACCGGATAAAAGATTTGCTTCAGACCTTACCTTTATTGGTGGGTATTGGCCTTATAAGGCTAAGGTGTTGGATAAGTATTTACTTCCACTGTGTAAATCCGACATGAATATTAAAATCTTCGGAAATGCTAAATGGCCTGTTCCACAATACTGTGGGTTAATAGAAGAAAAGTATACAGCTACGGCGCTCGCCTCTGCGAAGATATGTCCAAATCTCCACGAGCCACATAGTCAGAAGTATGGCTATGATATTATTGAGCGGCCTTTTAAACTTCTTTCCAATAAATGCTTTGTTGTGTCGGATTATGTGGAAGGGCTCGTGAAGCTAATTCCTGATGGGATTGTATATACTACGTCGCCGGAAGATTTCCGGGCAAAAATACAGTATTTCTTAGATAATCCAGACGCTCGTACTGAGTACGTTGAACGTGGATATAAAGTAGTCATGGAAAACCATACCTATTTTCATAGGGTTGCCCAGATGTTTAACACGTTAGGACTTGAGGATGAGGCTGATGAATGTCTATCTAGATATAGGGAGTTTGTAAGATGAAAAAGGTGTTGATTACTGGGGCGCATGGATTTATTGGTAAATATTTAGTGGAAAATTTAGAAAGAAATATTCCGAGTTGTGAAATTATAACATTTACTGGGAATCTGCTGGATAAGGAAAATGTTCGTAAGAAGCTGGAAGAAATTCAGCCAGATTATATTATTCATTGCGCGGCTAAGTCTGCTGGAAATGCTGGTATGTCTGGATGCTGTGATAATCTAGTTATGACTTATAATTTGGCCGAACACACACCGAAGAACTGCCTATTTATCTTTTTATCTTCCGTCACTGTTTATGGCGACCAGGAAAACGCGTCAGTTGACACGCCTATGCGTCCAACTTCTCCATACGGGATTAGTAAGGCAGCTTGTGAACTTCTCCTAAATTCCTATAAGGATAGGGGGGATTTCCAACTATGGACTCTTCGATTATGTGCAACTGTCGGCCCAAATATGACACATGGTCTATTAAAAGACCTAATTCATAAGGTAACAGAAGGCGATAATCCAATTATATTATTCGGTGCTTCTCCCGGAAGTATAAAGCCATATATTCATGTTGATGAAATTATGTGGATTTTAGCATGGGAGATATCTAAGGATATGGATGATAATTGGAAAAAAAATAGACACGCTCATCCAATTATGAATATATGCCCAGTTAATAATCTTAGCGTACTTTCTGTACTTAATATTGTTATGGCATATTATAATATAAACAAGGATATTGTGTGGGACACTTCTAAAGTATGGAAGGGTGATAATAAAATATTATCTCCAATCCCAACAAAATATTATGGATATGCGCCATCACTATCGCAACATGCTATTTTAGATGCATTACAGGAGGGACGATAATGTTTCATCAAGTAGAGGCAAAAATACTTAGTATTCCGTCTAGAATAGAAAACGCATATTTATTATCTAAACAACTTTATTCTCTTGGTATTGAAGCTAGTATTTTTAAAGCTGTCTCGATACATGAATCAATATCATGTTCGACACTATGGAATCACGACTATATAGATAGTACTGAGCTACCACCAAAACTTCCAGGCAGTACAACATATGAAACTTGGCATAAGCGGCCGAATGCATATAATGCATGGAAGTGTCATAGGAACATGATGAGAGATTTTATTCGTGACCATCATACAGATTCAACTAAAGCAAGCCACTTACTCCTAATTGAGGATGACTCATTCATATATGAAGAGGAATTTAAGAAGCAGATAAGAAACTTCTTTCATGGTGTAACTAAGGCTAAAGACCCAGATATGGTATATTTTGGATGGTATTCAAACGGACATTTGGACCTAAATGATAGTATTACATATGAAGATACAACTTTATATAGATTCAAAGGTGGGGCAGGTTTCCATGGCGTATTGTTGAGTTACGATACGGTTATTAGATTATTGAATGTTCCACCAGTTGGACCATTTGATGCGATTGCTGGAAGACTACAAGAAACTGGCCATATAAATGCCTATGCCGTATATCCAGCGTCCATAATCCAGTTGGATGGACATTCGTTTGTAGAGGGTCACCATCTAAGTAAACCAAAGAGGGACAAAATATGAGGATTGTAGGGACAACTAATAAGAACGTATCCTGTATTTGGACGACTATCGGTAAGGGGATAGAGGAGTTTGGTAGACTTGTTAATCTTCCAACTACGGTTTATGACCGTGAAGATTTCCTTCAAAACCGCATACAAGGAACTAATGAACAAACTATTTTTATCTTCGAGGCTGGCACCCCACAGCACGCTGGCTATTCAATGGGTAAAATGAAGGGGATATTCCCAAATAGTGTATTTATAGCACTATCTTCTGACGCTATAATATACAAGAAGCATCTCGGAAATGAACAATTAGATTATAAGTATGTAGATATTCTACTAGATGTTGAAGACGAGGCAGTAGAATATTATAAGAAGAAGTATGGATTAATAGGAGAAAAATGGCTGTGGACTTCTTCAAAGTGGCTTATGGATAAAGCCGAATCATTCTACTCTGTATATGTGGAAGACGTTTTTAATGGCCGCCGGGAGCAAGTTGAGTTCTATGACTTAATTTGCGTCGCTATATTCTCTGGCCCATACCGCACGGAATTAAAGAAGTATTTGGCGGACAATAATATTCGGCTTACGATGGGCGGTGGTTGCGGTCACGAAGATAATGATTTACACCGTCTATTCACACACTATATTCAGTCTAAGTGTACGTTGGGCACAACATCTCATAACAACCCGATAATTCGGGGCATGAAGGGTTTTAGGGATTGGCTGGGCCCCTGTTTAGGAGCGCCCCTATTATATGATAATTATCCGCAAGTCATGGGAGCCTACGGAACAGTAGTTCCATATTATGACTACACTGATTTTTCTTCTATTAAACCAACAATGGAATTTGCTATAAAGAATAGGGTTGACATTCTTAATAAACAATTAGCTTGGCTTTCCAACAATACAATAGAAGAACAACTATATAAGGTTTGTAAAAAATATGGAGTTTTATAATACAGATGTGAGTCTATCTGCTAAAAAATATGCTAATGATGTTTTAGATAGTGGCTACCTAAATCAAGGTAAATATGTTAAGGAATTAGAGGAGAGTATATTACCAAAATACACATATACATATTATCCGACCCTAACAAATAGTTGTACTGCCGCTCTTCATATCGCTTTAGAAATTGCTAATGTTAGAGGAAAGAAAGTTATTCTTCCGGCGAAAACATTTATAGCTACTGGAATGGCAGTAAAAATGGCTGGTGGTATTCCAATATTTGCTGACGTGGCATTTGATAGTAAAAACATAACACTTGAAACAGTTGAGCATTTGATAGATTCAGATACTGCTGCTGTTATCGGTGTATCTTGGGGCGGCCTATCTTGTCTAAAAGAACTAGCAAGAATAAAGAAAAAATACAATGTATACACTATTGAAGATGCTGCTCACGCATTTGGTACATATGATTTGGGCGCATCATATGTTGATTTCCGATGTTATAGTTTCCAAGCTATAAAGCCTTTATCATGCGGGGACGGTGGTATAATTGCCTCAAGGTATATGAAAGATAATCTAAAGGCTAGAGCTTATAGATGGTTTGGAATTAATAAAGATAAAATGACATTCTCTGAAACCGGAGAAAGAAGAATGCAAGTTGAGTGTTATGGTTATAAATATAATATGAATGACCTTAATGCTGCAATTCTTCGAGGAAATATCGAAGATTTTGATAAGAATTGGGATTCTAGATGTAAAATATCTGCTATGTATAATAGCTCTTTAGGAATCACTGATTCCTATATGCCATTAGAACATTCACGATGGCTTTATGGGATGAATGTAAAAAATTCAAATGAATGGATTAAGAAAGCTAATAAACTTGGTATTCCAGCTAGAAAAATGGATAAAAATATATCTGGACATTTTGGATTTACTGGTGGTACATTACTTACTACTGATTATATAGACGAAACTGAGATATATATACCATGTCATCATGCTTTAACGTATGGAAACGTATCTGATATAATAACTTTTCTAGAGGAAATAAAGAAGTCAGGAGACCTTTTGATTTATGATAAATTACTATCGTAGTGTTGATGTATGTCCGAAACATGAAGTGAGTGTTTATGACCACGCAAATAATGACT